GAAGAGGAAGGGGGTCCCGAGGGTGTCTAAAGAAACGGCGCCCGAGCTCGGCGACATCGCGCGCGCGTCGCGCGTTTTGTTCGCGGCGACTCGGCTCGGTCGTTCGTCGTCGTCGAGCTCGAAGCTTTCGTGATCAAGAGCCGAGCTCGGGGTCGGGGGTCGAGCTCGTCGAGCTCTTCGTCGTCGAGCTCTTCACGCAATCGCGGCGCGCTCGCTCGCTTCGCTCGCTCGCTGTGTAGGTGAAGCGCTCGGGCCCGGGCCCGGTGGCCAGCACGGGGGGGGGCCGGTGCTGGCCCCCCCCGCCATTGACCCCCCCCCGGTACACAAGACGGGGGGGCTTCCCGAGTGGGGGGGGCTCAGTGACAGCACCCCCCCGCTCGAAGAGGGGCGGGGGTACTTAGCCCGGGCGCCCGAGTATGCGAAGCAGGGCGGCGAGGGCGATCACCCCGAGCTCGACGAGCAGCACGATTGTTTGAGTGTCGGTCACGGGATCAGACTCGATCGGGGCGCCCGTAGTACTGCGCCGAGCCGAAGGTGAGCACCCCCCCGTCGCTTGCGAGCAACCAATAACCATCGGTCCCGCACCCCGCTATCCCGACGATCTCGCCGGTTACGACGTCGGGCGAGAAGCCCCCGCCCTGGTATTGCGCATCGCCGAAAGCCCCGACAGCCCCGTCGCTCGTCGTCGTCCAATAGCCCCCGCCCGTGCTCGTGCTTGCAATCATGTTGCGCCCCTTTCGTTTGGTCGGTGCCGGCGCCCCGCCGGCGTACACATTCGCCATCGCGAGCACGTCGCCCCACGGGAACGCGGGCCCGGGGTCCCAATGTGAGCCCCCCCGCTCGCCCAAGTCTGCATGGGCGCACACCCCCCGCCCCGATCCTTGCGCGGCGCCGGCGTCGAGCTTCACGAGTGGCACCCCGTAGCGGGCGCTCTCTTCGGCGAGCCAACGCGCGAGGTTGTCGAGCATGGCCCCGTGATCGGCCCATTCGTTGTCCCACTCGGCGAAGCCACAGAGCTCGGCTTGCGCCCCGACCCCGTTGAATTCTGCCGCGGCCCATGACTTGTCCCCGGGCCTTACGTATTCGCCGATCACCCCGGGCTTATCGTCGACGCCCACTTGCGAGCTCACTTGGCTATTGGGATTAGCGAAGAATGAGCCCAAGCTTTCGAGCGTTCTGGCCCCTTCGGCTGTGTGCACGATGAGCAAGCGCGTGGAGCTTCGGGGGCCCGAGTGATTGGGGCTCGGCATCCATATACGGTCGAGAGGTTTCAAGAACACTCACCACTTTCTACTAGGGCCGGCGTCGACCTTCGGGGCTCGCCGGCGGGCTACTCGCCCCCGAGCTTCTCGGGCGCTCTTCGCCCGGTGGTCGATCGAGCAAAGCAATTGCAGATTCGAAACGTCCCACTCGCCGGCGGGATCGAGCTCGACGGGGATCACGTGATCGAGCTCTAGCGGGACGTCGAGCGCCCCGCAGACAGCACACCCCGGGCCATCGCGGGCGATCGCCGCGCGCCGCGCCGCGTTGTACCACTTGCCGCGCCCCTTCCACTTGCGGCCGGCGGTCACGGGATCTCACCGCGCCAATGCTCTAGACAGATCCACAGCCCGAAACACTTCACGAAGGGGCCCCGGCCGTCGCCGCATAGCGCGCACGTAATCACGAGTCGTCGAGCTCGTCGAGCTCCAGCTCGATGAGGATCACCCCGAGCGGGGGTGCCGGCTCGCCGGCGAGGGCGGGGCACTCTCGCTCGTGCTCGACGGCGAGCTCGACGGCGAGCACTTCGCTCACGAGATCACGGCGCTCCCACGGACACGCGCGGCAAGTGGCATCCCACGAGCCCGACGATCCCGAGCGCTCGACGTCGACGAGGGTGCTCACGAGCTCGGGCGCCGGCGGTCGTGCAAGCGGGGCGCCCCGTACCACTCGGCCTCGAAGCGGTCGGCGATCTCGTCGAGTGCACCCCCCGCGGCGCCCCGGGGTCGGCGCTTGGGGAGCTCGGGCACGTCGGCTTCGTCCCACTCGGCCCGGGGTGCAAACGTCCTCTTGTCGACTTCGCGGTGCCGGTCGGGGTGCCCGGCGACGCGATTGCACTTCGGCGCCCGTTGGAGCTTCCACCCCGGCGGCACCGGCCCGGGCGCTCCACACGCGGTCAGCGAGCTCACTCGTCGCCCCGGCGCCACTCGAAGCCCGAGGGGCGCTGTATGGCCCGGAGAGCCCCGCCGGTGCCCCGGGGCCGGTGAGTGTGCCGGCGCCGGCGCCGAGGGGCACCGGCGAGCACGGGGGGGGCGCTGTGCGGCGATTCGCGGCGAGGGCGAGCGAGCGTGCGAGCGGCTCGGCCGGCGATCACCCCGAGCGCGGCGCCGGCGGCGAGGGCGAGGGCGAGTGTCACGAGCTCGGCTCGGCCGGCGCGGTGGGGTGACGCAAGCGGGCGCGGATCTCTTCGACGCGCGCTCGATGCTCGGCGGGATCGGCCGGCGGCTCGAACACTGTCGGGCCCGAGGTTTTTTCCCTGGTTTTAATTTGGTTTAAAGCATTGACAGAATTCGCAAATGAGGGGGTTTCGCGCGCCGATGAGGGGGTTTCGCGCCGAGGTTTCTGGTATCCCCGGGTCGCTTCATGTGAACCAAACAGAGGTTCGCAAACGTCCCCATATTGAGGGGGTTTCGTGAGCCGGTAGTGAGTCGGGTTCCCGCGCCCCCCGCCGGCTTCGAGCACTTCGAGATAGCGGTCGGCGCGCATGTTGTGAAGCGCCCGGTCGACGGTGGCGAGCGAGCATCGAGACTTCGAGCCGATCTCGGCTCGGGTGAGCCAGAGCTCATACCCGTGAAGGTCGTTCCCGACGTCGGCGAGGGCGAGGTGAATCACGAGCCCGTCGCCGGCGTAGGGCGAGTGCCGAAACACCCACCCGACGGCTTCGGCGCTCACTGTGCGATCGGGTGCTCGACGATCGCTTCGGCGAGCTCTTCCCCGTGGACCGCGGCGCGAAAGCGGGGCACGCTCACGCGCCAGCGGGTCCCGAGCTCGAAAGCCCCGGGGAGATCGCCGCGATGGGCTAGGCGGTAGGCGTAAGTCTCAGAGATCCCGAGCTCTCGTGCGGCCCACGCGACGCTCTCGACTTCGGCCGGCGGCGCCCCCCCCCCGACTTGGGCGCCGCGTTGCCGGCGTAGGACTCCCGCGGTTTTCGTCATGGCGACGCATCCCTTCTCGGGCCCCGCCGACCCCGTTCACTCCACGCCCCGAAGTAGAGCTCGCCGGTTGTCTCACGTCAACAGGGCGGCCCCATGTTGGCCCCATGTTGGCCCCATGTTCGACGAGGGGCTTCGCGGTGACCAGGGAGAATAGGTGCCCCCACCAGGGCCCCGAGTGACCCCGTTCGTGCCTAGAACGGGGTCGGCGTGCTTACTGGGGGTCAAGAGGTCGGGGGTTCGAGTCCCCCCAGCCCGACCACTTCTGACCAGGGCGAACGGTCGCCCGGGGTTCACTGCAGGGGGCCCCGTGAACCCCCCTTGGCCCCATGTTGGCCCCATGTTGTACGCTTGGCCCCATGCGCCAGCAGCGAAACACCCAAGAGCCCAAGCCCGTTACCCGCCGCGAGTGGGGCGCGGGGTCCGTCGTCGAAGAGAGCCCCGGGCACTTCCGCATCCGAGCGAGTGTCGGGACGGGGCCCGATCGCCGGCAGAAGAAAGCGCGGTTTCGCGGCACGAAAGCCGGCGCCGAGCGCAAGTACCGCGAGCTCGTCGGCGAGCTCGAAGGGCCCAAGTTCGCGGCCGGCTCGCTCGCCGAGCTGGTCGAGCGCTACTGCGCCGATCGCGAGGGGCTCGGGCGCTCGCCGATCACGGTCGCCGAGTATCGGCGCAAGCTCGAAGTGTCGATCGAGCCCCACCCGATCGGGGCCCAAGCCGTCGCCGAGCTCGGGGCGGGCGATCTCGATCGCTTCTACCGTGACCTAACCCGCTCGGGCATGGGCGCCCCGTCGGTGCGCTCGATCCACAAGCTCATTTCGGGGGCACTCTCGGCCGGCGTCCGGTGGGGCTATGCGGGGGCGAACGTCGCCGCGAGCGCCACCCCCCCGAGCGCCCCGGCGCCCGAAGTCACCGCGCCCGAGAGTGACGAGCTCGTCGAAGCGCTCGACGAGATCGCCCGCCCCGTCGCCGGCGCCGGCGAGCGCGGGGGGCAAGGGTGGCGCAAGGGCGAGCGCGAGGGTTCGCCCCACTTGGCGGCGGCGCTTCGCTTCTCGGCGATGTTCGGGCTTCGGCGCGGGGAAGCGTGCGCGCTTCGCTGGTCCGATCTCGACGTCGACGCTCGCCGGCTTCACGTCGAGCGCTCGCTTTCGAGCACCCCCGGCGGGGGCTTTCGCGAGGGCCCCACGAAGGGCAAGCGCGCCCGGGTGATCCCACTCGCCCCGAGCGAGCTCGAAGAGCTCGAAGCCCATCGGCTCGCGTGCGAGCTCGCGTGCGCCGAAGCCGGCGTCGAGCTTCGGCGGCGGGGCTTCATGTTCACGATGCCGAGTCACCCGTCGGGCGCCGCGCCCATGCGCCCCGACTACGTGACTAATCGGACTCGCAAGCTCACCGGCGGCGAGCTTCACCCCCACGCGGTACGCCACTACTTCGCGACGGAGCTCGTCGCCGGCGGGGTCGACGTTCGCACGGGCGCGGGGCTTCTCGGTCATGCCGATAACGGCGAGCTCTTGCTTCGGGTCTATGCCCATGTTCGCGACGAGCAGCACGCGGGCGCGGCCGGCGTCGTGAGCGATCGACTTCGGCGGGGGTGACAGTCACGCGGTAGCGTGCGGCTTCCGCCATGACGGGCCCCGGGCTACGGCTCGGGGCCCGTTTGCGTTTGCCCTGGTCGATCTGTGGCAGTTCCCCCCACGCGTCGCGTTTGCGGGGCGCTCGGGGCATCCTGGTCGAAGGGTTCGCGCTCTTCGAGCTCGGGGGGCGCTCGACGAGCTCGACGGGGGCGAAGCTCGAAGGTGGCGCGCCAAAGCACGGCGACGGCGAGCACGAGCAGCACGACGGCGAGCCCGAGCACTTCGAGGATCGCGTCGACCCATGCCGCGGTCACGAGCAAGCGGGGGGGCCCTACGCGGTGACGTCGGCGCCGGCGTCGAGCTCGCTTTCGAGCGGCTCGACGCACACGGTAAAGCAAGCCCCGCACGTGATCGGCTCGCCGGCGAGCTCGTCGGGCACGCTCTTCGCGATGTTCACTTGCTCGCACTCGGGATTCGGGCAATAGGTAATGAGGGGCATCGTTAGTTCCTTTTGCTTCTCAGACGGTGATATAGGTCGCGAGCCATGTTGCGCCGATCGTAGTATTCGCCGGGTTCGATCCGTCGGGGGCCCACGCCCGAAAGCCGATCGAGTTGGAGCCGGCCGGCCAGTTGGCCAAGTGCCGCACCATGACAAACGCGAGGTTCTCTTGTGACCCATTGGCGACCGCGCCCCCCGCCTTCGCTCCCGGCGGTAGGGCGACGGACCAGTTACCCCACGTATCGGTCGTCACGACCGAGTACCCATCGAATCCCGCGGCGACGCGCGGCTCGGTCACCCACCCCGTACCGTCATGAAGTTGGATCTGTGGCGGTGTCCCCGCCGGCCCGGGCACGAGCACCACGACTTGCCCCGCGAGCTCGGCGGCGGTTAAACCGGCGAGATCCGCGTCGCGCTCGGCCGCGTTGACATAGCGGCGTACAACGTGATCGGCGACGAGATCCCCCCATGTTTCGTCGATCACTTCACCGAAGCTCGGTCGAATCGGATTAGGCATGATGCGCCCCTTTCACTAGCTCTCGGCTCTTACTGGCACTCTCGGCCCAGACTGACACGCCCCACCAGCCGAGCCCCCACTTCGACGAGCCGGCGCCGATCGAGAGCGCGTCGTAACAGCGAAGCCCAACCGACCATCCATCGGGGCTCACCTTATGGTCGATCCCCCCGAGCATTAGGTAACGCTCCCACGGGTCGGCGCCGGTGTAGGTGACGTGCACGAGCGAGCCGATCCCGAGCAGCACGGCGCGCGCGGTGAGCTCGTCGTGCACTTCGAGGGCGAGGGGGTCGACGCGTTCGATCGGGTCGACGCCGGCGGCGAGTAGGCGCGCCGCGATTGCATTGAGGTCGGCTTGTACGGCGGTCACGAGATCACTCTTCGAGAGGGTCACGGGCCCGAAGCGAGCGATCGAGCGGGGGTCGGCGATGCTCGCGTGGAGCTTGGCGGGATCGTCGGCCGCGGTTTCGAGATTCACGATGTTCGCGAGCCGGCTCATATCTTCGTCGAGCTCGCATTGCGTCGGCGCGGCGACGTCGCCCCCTTGCGTCCCGATCTCCATTTCGACGTCGGGCGAGACAACCCCGAAGTTACGGTCGCGATAAGTAATCACCCCCGCCCCCGTCGCCCATAGCGTCCCCCCCGCGCTCTCGGCGGCGAGCCGAGCCGAGTCGAGCAGGTTCTTCGCGTCCTCGACTTCGAGCAGCGCGGTCGCGTCGTCCTCGATGTCGCGGAAGCGCTCGGGCCAGCTCACCCGATCGAGCAAGTAGTGAAGCCGTTCGGTGACTGTCTGCGCCGGTAGGGGAATGGGGAGATCGAGCCCGAGCGCGGTCCCGAGCGAGTCGATCGCGCTCACGCTCACGGTCGGGGTCACGAGATCGCCCGTCGCTTTCGCCGCGGTCACTCGCCCCAAGAAAAGCGGGCGCTCATCGGCGCCGGCTTGCGCGAACGCTCGCAAGAGCGAGCCCGTCGCGACGCGCGTGCCGGCGATCCCGAACGATCCTTCCGGGTCGAAGAGCACGAGCGACGCTTGCGCGACGTCGCCCGGGTCGAATATCCCCGAGCGCCCCGTATCGGTGTCGAAGCTCAATGTCGCCGCGGTGACGTCGTGCCACTCGGGCTCGAAGCCCGAGCCCCAAGTAGCGGTTCCCCAAAGCGCGGTTCCCCAAGTGTCGCCCGTCGGGGCCCACCCGACCCCGGTGCCGAGCTCGACGCGAAGCCACGCCCACGGGGCGAAGAAAGCCGGCGCGCTAGGCGCGGACATTGACGGGCCCCCCGCCCGAGCCGTTCACGAGCTCGGCGAGCCGTCGGCGCCCGTTCGCACTTGTGTAGGCGTCGAGCGCGGCAACGATGCGCCGGCCCAATACAACGGGGTCGGCGACGTCGCCGGCGATGTTGATTACGACCGATCCTCCCCCGCCCGTCGCCGCGCTCGTCGAGGGCCCGGGCGCCCCGCTCGCATACGTAGCCCCGGCGGCGAAGGGATTGAGCTTGTCGAGCAGCTTCCCGGGCGCGCTCGTGATCGAGTTGATTTTGTCGACGACCCCTTGCGCCGCGTTCTTCACGGCGTCGACCGCTCCCTTCACCCCGTCGATGATCGCTTTCACCCCGTTCCACGCGGCAGTAAACGCACCGTTCACGAGATCGACGACGAGCTGTACCGCGCTCTTGATCCCGTCGACCGCGCTCTTCACGCCCGCCCATACCGCGGTAAGTGGGCCCGACACGATATTGACGACGGCTTGTATTGCGCTCCATACGGTGTCGACCACGGCCTTCACCGCGGACCAAATCTCGGAGAAGTGTTTAATCACAAGAATCGCCGCGGCGACGGGGCCCCCGATCATCAGCGCGAGCGCCTTGTGATTATCGATCAGGTTCGAGATCCATTGCCACGCGGTTTTGAACCACCCGACGAGGGTGTCCCAATACTTGATAACAATGATGATCACCACGGTTAGAGCCGCGATGGCGGCGATGATCGCGACCACCCACCAGAGCGCCGCGGTCATTTCAATTGCCGCGATGGCCATCGCGATCCCGAAGATACCGACGGCGACGGAGAGCGCGAGCACGGCGAGCGCGACGGCTTGCATAAGCGCGGGGTGCTTCTCGGCCCACTGTGCGAAGTCATTCAGCACGGGCAGAATCGTGTTCAACGCGGGCAAGAGCGCTTGCCCGAGACTCGCTTTCGTGTCCTCGATCGACGCTTTGAGCGCGGGCAATGACGTAGCGGTATCGTCCGTTTTCTTCGAGAGCACCCCCGCCATATCGCCCGTCTTTTCCATCATGAGCGCAAGAATCTCGGTCGCTTGCGCCGCGGTCGCTTGCTCGCCGGTGAGATCGCCGAGCCCCTTCGCGTTGAGTCGTTCCTTCACTGTGTTTGAGTCGATGTTCACCCCGAGCGCTTTCAGTCCGCCCGTCCGACCTTTGAGAGCCGAGCCCATCGCCGAAAGCACGGTGCTCACATCGGTCCCGAGCACATAGGCCATATCCGCGGCGCGCTTGGTCAAGTCGACGCTTCCCTTCGCCGCGTCCTTTTGATTGAGCCCGTAGCCCTTTAGCTGATTGCCGATCGTCACCGCGTAGCGCTCGGCTTGCGTTTGCGTCATGCCGAGCGCGTTCGCGCTGGTCGTCGCGAAGTTGGTGATCGTGCTCGCGCTCTCGCCGAATACGACCGACACGCCCTTCGCGGCTTTGTTGGAATCCTTCGCCGCGTTGATCCACTCGGTCGCCCATTTCTGCGCTTGATTGAGACTGAGATAACCCCCGACCGCGCCGGCGACCCCCTTCATTGTGTCGCCGAAGCCCTTCGACTTTTCGCTTACTTGGTCGAGCCCCTGAATCGCTTTCTTGACGTCGGCGATAACAGAGATCGTGAGCCCGGGCACGTTACCGGCTCGCTCTTCTCTCGGCTTCGAGCACGTCGGCCATCGCGCCGAGCTCGCCGAGCGTTAGGTCCCGGAGCGCGACGGGCGAGCAGCCCCACGCGCGGGCGAGTTTTGCGGTGATCGCGTCGACCGTTGCCGGCCCGACGATTGCGGCGGTTTTTTTGAGTCGCCCGGCTCGTCGAACGCGCCGAGATCCATCCCCCACACATCGGCGATGGTCACGCCCGGGTCATCGCGGCGTAAGCGAATCCATACGAGCCCCGCGAGAACATCCGCGTCGACCGCGCCCATATCCCCGCCGGCGAGCCCTTGGAGTAGCGCGCCGATCGGGCGCCCGAGCTCGCCTTCGAGATCCTTCAAGTCGCGCATGGTGACGCCGGTGAGGTCGGGCAATTCCTTCATGGCGTCGGCGCCATATCGGCTTCGGCGCTCTTGCATATTTCTTTCAAGCCGTCGTCGTACATATGGGCGGCGTTACTTTGAAAGCCCCCGAGCGCCCGTTCGGCGAAGCGCTTCGGCTCGATGTTGTGCGCGTGCCAGCCGTAGTTTTGCACGGGCGCATAGACGAGCGAGCTCTTCACGCGCGCTTTGGTCCGAAGCCCCGAAGGGCGAAAGCTCGAAGAGAGCTTGCCCGTTTCGCCCTTCGGTGCGAGTCCCGCCACCCGCGGCACGAGCGCGGCCGCGACTTTCTTGTGAAGCGCGGAGAGGTCGCGCAAGTCGGCGCCGGCTTTCTTTAGCGCTCGACGGAGCTCGGGCCCCCCCTTCACTTCTACCGCGGCGCCCCCCACTTATGCCGCGTCGGATGCTCGGCCGGCGCCGGCGACGAGCGGGGCCGCGGGCACGAGCGCGAGTGTCGGGATGCCGATAACGGGAACGTCGATCGAGAACTTCGCCGCGTCGTCGGCGGTCGGCCCGAAGTTCGGTCGGCGCATGGTCGCTGTTCCCGAAGCGGTCACGGTGGCGCCGGCTTCGTCGGTGCCGACGATCTCGAAGGGTGCCGCCACCCCGGCGCTATTCCACAAGAGCCAACACAGCGACTCGGTTTCGGCGGCGGTCCAATCCTGATAGGCGGCGAGGGTAAGGGTGCACTTCTCGCCCGTCTGATAATCGGTTTCTTCGACCAGAGTTTTGATCGTCGTCGTCGACGTATCGAACGCGAGAGTCGCTTCGGTCACTTGCACGGTCACGGGAACTGCGTCGACAGTCACAGTGAATTGCGCGGGCAACATCACAATTGCGGGCATGGGCGGGGGTCCTTTCTAAGTGGCACTCGTGATAGTGAGAAGGTGCACGCGGGCGCCGAGCGCTTCAATCTCACCCGCGGCCATGCGCTCGGGGCGCTCGACTCGCTCGATAGTCCAGCGCGCGGGCAAGCGCCCGAGCATCGCTTCGAGCTCGGCTTCGAGCTCGTCGGTCGCGCTCTTCGGGTCGGCGTAGCGGACCATAAGCACGGCGGCGAAGCGAAGGGCGAGCACGCGCCCGGGGCTCGGCGCCGGCCCGTCGAGCCAAGTATCGCCGGCTTCGAGCACGAGCGCGGGCAGGGCCCCGAGCGCCCCGGGCTCGGGCCCGACGGTGAGCTCGGCGCCGGCGAGAGTGCGAGCGAGCTCTTCACGCGCCGCGGTGAGCGTCACCCGACCCACGCCCCCGCCGCGGTGTATTGGACGATTCGCTGTCGCACGCGCGGCCACCACGTAATCGGCGGGGGCGCCGGCGAGCCGTCGGGATTGAAGCCCCCCGCCGCGGCGCTCGTCGGGCTCTCCTGATTGCGATAGGTGAGCGTGGCCCCGAGCAAGAGCCCGTCGTGCAAGTCGGCCGGCCAGGTCGAAGCATCGGCCCACTCGGGCGCCAGCATCGGCTCGACGTAGGCGACGGCGACGTCGATGCAATCTTGCAATTCTTCGTCAGTGGCCCCGGGCGCGCCCCCCAAGCGATCGCGCAATTCTTCGACGCTCGGCGCGCCCGTTGCCACTGACCCCCCCCGCCTTTACTTGCCGCCGGCGCGCTTCGCCGACTCCGCGTTGCCGTTGCCGGGCGCGGCCATTTCGCCGGCATCGCCCCCGGCGACGGTAGAGGTTATGAGGATCACGCCGCGCGCTTGTAGGACGACGGCGGCGAAGTAGCCCCACACATTGAACTCGACGAGCTCGGGCCCGCTCTTCTCTTGAAAGCGGAACTCCAGCATTGAGCTCTCGAAACTCATCGCGTCGGCCGGGCCGGCGCCGATAATGATCCCCCCGGGATCGAGCGCCCACGCCGGCCGCGTCTCGACGCCGGCGATCGAGCCGGTTGCGTACGCGGCCGCGGTCGTGCCGGCCGCGTTCGTCGGCCCGTTGAGCAAGTACGGGAAGAGCGGTCGGCCGTCGGCCCCATCGGCGCCGACGAGTGCCGCCCAGACGTGCGAGCTCGGCAGGATCACGCGCCCCGGCGCGAAGCGCGTGCCCGGAAGCAAGCCGAGCGCGGCACGGATCGCTTGCTCGGCCGCTACCGCGGTCGCCCCGCCGGCCGGCCCCGCCGTCGCCCCGGCTTCGAGCACCCCGGCCATTGTCGATTCGGTGCTCTGCGAGTACGACTCGCGCAGCGCATCGGATACAACGCGATCGGCGAGCCCCGGCGACGCGTCGAGCAGCTCGCGCGATACTTCGGCGCGCCCGCTCTTGGGTTTCGGCGTGACGGTGACTTGATCGAAGTTGACCACGCCGGCGGCGTCGGGCTGACCTTCCACGTGATCCCCGACGAGCGAGCTCGGCGTCGTATCCTTGAATCGCGGCACGGGGATCGGGCGATTATCGGTGATGTTCGCCGAAGCGAACGCGCTGACGGCCGGCCGCGATTGCGCGATCTGATCGACGTACCACGCGCCCCCCCACGCCGGCGGGATGATGTCGGCGCCACTCGTCGAATCGTTCGCGGCCGCGGCGATGTAGTTGCGTAGTTGACTTTGGAATTGCGCGGCGCGGGCGCCGGCCGCGCTGTCGCCCCGCGTCCCGTGCGCGTAGATATCGGCGAAGAATCCGAAGCGCTCGGTCACGCGGCCGGCTTCGACGTAGGGCGACGGTTCCCGTTGAACATGAATCGAGGGCCCCCGCCCCGGCGTGGACACCCCGAGCGCGGCGAGCACGTCGGAGATATGCACGCTCGACGCCGGCGGCGGCTCGGCCGGCGGCTCGGGCGCCGGCGCGGGCGCGGGCTCGGGTTCGGGCCCTTGCGTACCGGGCCCCGGGGGTGCCGAAGCGCCAGCAGCGACAGCCCCCGGGGCCGGTACAACCGCGGCCGGTGTCGGCCCGGGCGCGGCGAAGGTTACGGCGGGGTCGGGCGGCGAGCTCGGGTGCGCGGTCGCCCCCGCCGGTGCATCGGCGTCGATGCGAGCGGGCACGAAAGCGCCGACGGGCGGCGTCTGATGCGCGCGGATTGCTCGGTCGTTTTGCGTCGGGCGATTGCGCTTGCTGTTAGGCATAGTTCATCCCTTCTCTTTTCATGCGCCGAGCCGAGCTTCGGCCCATGCTGGTATTCCGACGAGCGAGACTTCGTGCACGAGGGCGGCTTTCGCGGCGATCGAGCCGTCGGCGAGCTCGATCACGTCGAGGAGCTCGGCGCCGATCGAAAGCCCCGTGACGATCCCATCTTCGGCGAGCGAGAGTGCTTCGTCGGCGCTGTTCGTGCGCCCGAGCCGAAAGCCGGCGCGCATCGAGTTCTTGGAGTCGGCCCACCATTCGGGAGCGCCAATGACGTCGTGGCGGTCGTGATTGCGAAGCAAGCGAGCTCGCTCGTCGATCGCCAGCGAGCCGCGGACGAACGTGAGCGGGACGGGCAACCCTTCGACGCTCGCCGCGATCCCCCACGGGACGACCATCCCCGCCAGCCGTCGCGTCTCGGCATCGACCCCGAGCGGGCCGGCGGCCGCGGTGACGATTCGATTCATGTTCACGACGTCGCCCCCGAGCCCGGGGTCGGAAGCGCGGCCGGCGGCGGCGGGGCGAGTGCGGGCGAGCTCGGCGCCGGCGCGGGAGACTCGGCCGGTAGCCCGAGCATCGCTCTCGACTCGGGCACGCTGAGCACCCCGAGCGGTTCGAGTCGGGCGATCATGTCAACGAGCGTGCTCGTATCGGGGCGAAGCATCGCGGTCAAGTCGAAGCGGACACTTTGACCCCGCGGGGTCACGTCCTCTTGCGAAAGCCGTTGCTCGATCGACGCGAGGTACGGGTGCATCGCGTCGAACGCTTGATGCGCTTCCCCTTCGAGGTTTCGATACGTGACGCTCGATCCCGTCGGCGCCGCGCCGAGCAGCCCGTAAGGGACGCCGGTGAGCCGTGACACTTCGAGAACGTTCTGCTGTCGACCTTCGACGAGTTGCAAGTCGCGCGCATTGAAGCCCACGGGGGTCGCGCTGAGTGCCGTGTTTAGATAGGCGGTCGCATGATCGTTCCGCGCTTTCTTCCATCGGGCGAGGATCGAGTCGACCTTCGCTTCGGGCAAGTCGACCCCCGACTCATTTCGAAGGATGATCGAGGGCACGGGCTCGTCGGCGTAACGCTTCGCCGCGCGTTCGAGGGCGAGCCCGATTCGGATTGAGCGGGCGCCGGCGCGGCACCATCCCCCCGGTACGGGGCCAGCGAAGCGGATGAGCTCGCCGAGATCGAGGGGCTCTCCGTCGACGGTCCACGAGTCGATCACCATGCCGATCCCGGGCACGCGGTGAGAGTTGACCCCCACGCTTGCGACGTCGAGCTTCACCGCGGCGAGCGGGAAGCCCCGAAAGTCGCGCACCACGATTCGCCAGTACGCCACGCCGGCGAGCGCCATATCGGCGAGCGTCGAGAAGAGCGTGAATTGAAGCGGCCGATTCACGTCGGGCTCGGGGTGCACCAGAAACGATCCCGGGTCGCTCGGCTCGCCGGCCGCGGTAAATCGACGTAGAGGGAGGGTCGAGCCGCGGCCGGCGATGATCCCAAGCGCCCCGGTGATCGCGGGGAGTGAGCGAGCTTCATCACGCGTGACGGGCCCGTGATCGAGCTCGTCGAGGGTGTACGAGAGCCCGGTGATCTCGGGGGGCACGCCGGCTTGCGCGGCGCGGCGCTCTTCGCTCGCTTGGGCTTCGATGCCACGAGCTCGGCGCCGGCGTAGTGGGCTCACGCGCGACAGGGTACGCCAATCGCGAGCAATTACGCGCGGATTAGGAGTTTTAGAGCTCTTTAGAGCTCTTCAGATACTCGCGATATACGGGACCAGATGGGGCCGGCTCGCCCGGTGCGCGGCGAGTGTGGCGGCGACGAGCGGCGAGATCACCGCGCCCGGGTGAGCTCGCCCAAACACCCACGAGCCCCCGAGCGGGCGCCGGCCGGCGGCGGCGACGGCGAGATCGAGGGGCCCTTGCGCTCGCTGAGCGAGCCGGCCCGAGCTCACGAGATCGAAGAACACTTGACACGCCGCGACATAGCTCGTCGAGTTGTAGGCGTCGAGGGCGATCCCCGCCGCGGCGGCTTGCTCGGCGAGTGACTTCGAGGGCCCCGCCGCGTTCGCGACGATCGCCGCGGGCTCGTGACGCTCGGCGAGCTCGGCGAGCCGTTCGAGCACCCATTCGGTCCCCGCCCGTTGCTCGATCACTTCGACCCCGAGCCGGCCCGAGCTCGTCGACCCCGCGGCGACGATCGCCGAGCTCGATCGGTCGAGCTCGACGTCGAACGCGAGCACGAGCCCGGGCCCGAGCTCTTCGAGCGCGTGACAGCCGGCCCACGCACTCGGCGAGATCACGGTTTCGGTCGCGATCGTCCAGCGGTTTAAGTGGGCCCGTTCGAACTCTTGCTCGGGCATCGAGCGATAGGCGGCTTCGAGCGCTTCGCGGGTGATCCCTTGCTCAAAGCTCGGGTTCGCGGCGCGCCATGCCGCGGGGTCCGCGGGGTCGAGCTCGCCCGGTGCGGACCATTCGAGATAGAGCATTGATGGATCGGTGCCGGCGCGCCCACGATCGACGAGCGAACGAAGCCACTCGCTCTGTTCGGTGCCGGCGGTCGAGACTACGACGAGCTGGGGGTCGGGCCGGTGCACTTGGGTCGGTGTTATCGCTTGGGGCACGCGGTAGTCGAAGAGACTCCACGCTTCGTCGACCACGGCGAGATCGAGCGAGTACCCGTGCGCCCCCTTCTCGGTCGGCGACAGCAGCACAAGCCGAGAGTCGAGCTCGTGAAGCACGATGCGCTCGAAGCCGTTCGCGTGACGCACCTTCACCCCGAGCGGCTCGAAGCGAGCGGCGCCGAGCGCTTCGGCGAGGGGCTCGAACACGATCTCGCGCGCTTGGGCCCGATCATGCGACATAACACACGACGTCGAGCCCCCCGCGATGAGATCGTCGGCGAGCCGTACCCGAAGGATCACGCTTTTGCCGTTCTGCCGCGCCACGGTGATCACGACCACCCGATAACGCAAGCGCCCGTCGGCGCGACGTTCGAGCATGTGATCGAGCGAGAAGCGCTCCCAGTCGAGCAAGTCGAGCCCGAAGAGGGCCCGGGCGATGCGAGCGGCTCGGGCCCCGCCGGTGGGCCCGAGAAGCGGGCCCGGGCCGAAGGTGGGCTCGATCATTCCCCGCGGAGCTCGGCGAGCAGCGAGTCGAGCTCGCTCGGGGTGCTCGTGACGGGCACGAGCCCCAGAGCTCTCATTTCGCCCGACAGCGCCCGGGCGATGCCGGCGAGCGCGGACGGCGGGCACGGCTCGGGCTTCGAGAGCTCGTCGGCCAATCTGCAACAGAGCGCGACGGCGGCTTCGTGCTCTTCGCCGAGTCGCCCCGCGGCCCGAGCGGCTCGCACTCGGCGGTTGAGAGCCGTCCTCACTGTGATTGCTCGTGGCATCGCTTTTCCCCGCTATATCGCTTGAAGCGATGCGCCGAGCTTCGCGCGGCTCAGGTACGGAAGGGAACTAATGCGGGCCCGTTCAACATCCGCGAGCCCGAGAGAGAGGATTTTTCGGAAGAG